GTTTTAGAAGATGACTAATGGAACTAATAATTCTAAACGACGGATTGTATCAATTAGTTCCTGTCACAAAGCAGATGATGGAACATATATCTTTATTGGGCGAAGTGAGTTGTATGGACGTGTGCGAGATACTAAGACTAAAGTTAAGCGGGTACGCAGACACACTAAACCTGCACATTATGAATGATGGTAGTGGTAATTTTGTTGGCTGTATTTGTAATTAAATAATTTTATCAGCTTTACAAGAAAACTTAGTGTAAGCTTTCATACTGTTGGTCCATTCTGAGTCAAAACTTGCCATCAATGTATGTGAATAATTGTAGCCATAAACTATACAACTGCTATAGTCATCAAATAATATGTTAGGTGTAGGTATAACCTTGCAACTATTACCCGCAAGTTCACTACATAAAACCATTAATAAAACAAATTTAGTCATTGACAATCCTATAATAACACTTATATAGTATGTCTTAAATGAAAGGAAGTAAACATGACAGATATGACCAAATATAAGAACGTTTCTTTAAGTAAAGAAACATACGCTATTTTAGATAAATTGTCTAAAGTTTTAGTACCTGATTTTCCAGGTGGAAAACTATCAATTTCTAAAACTATTCAATACATTGCAACCGAGAAAGCGAAGAAATTAAATGGCAAATTCAAAAAAAGTTAAAAAAGTTTACGTATGCCCTACCTGTAAAGGTAATGGCTATGTAAAAGTTGCATGCATTTATGAAAAAGAAGATATGGTTCATCAATGCTGGGACTGTGAATCTCAAGGAGAGTTATATGATTATGAAGATGATGGTAATTTTGGTATTGATGGTCCTTCTTACTCAGTGCACTAGAGATTTGACTCCTAATCCTTTGACAGTGTTTAGATTGGTGGTGAAAAATGCCTCACAGTAAGCATATAAAAGGAGATAGAGCGGAGTTAATTGCTGCTGAATATTTTATAGGTTTAGGATATTCAGTTGCTCGTAACATGTCACAACACGGACCCGTTGATCTAGTATTGATTGATGAAGATGGTACAGGAGATGTGATATTGGTAGATGTAAAAGCTATCAGCTTACGTACAAAAAATGGTTATAAAGTAAACAGATCTCCAACTAAAAAACAAAAAGAGTTAGATGTACAACTAATTTTTGTAGATCTTGATACAAGAGAGGTATTAGATATAATGCCTAGTAAAAGAACTAAACAAACTAAAGTTAAAAAAACAGATCTAACTAACGTAGTAGATATGGGTTGGTATAAACAATGGATAGAAAAAAAATGATAGATTTATTTGTATATAAATGTCTTGAGAAAATTAATGACATTTCAACAAAGATAACAAGTTGGTCATGGACAAAACTATGGGCTGACAGAAAAAAAGGTTATGGCTACAAAAGAAAAGTACGACGGAAGAAGTAGACCTAGTAACAAGGCTTACGAAGAGAGTTGGAATAGAATCTTTGGTTCTAACCCTGTAGCTAGAGAAGTCAGAACACCTAAATTTAAGTCACAAGTAGTTGAGTCTAAAAAAGTATATAACCGAAAGAAATTGAATCATGAAAAAATCTAATAAATACAACTACATGTCCGGTAAACAGATCACCGATCCTGATACTGGAAAACGTGTTTATGAGATAAGTTCTTATAGACTTCCGTCTGTGACTACGATATTAGGAGCCACCAAAAATCAAGATTTTATAAAAAAGTGGAAGGCTAAAGTAGGTGAACAAGAGGCAGACAGAATCAAAAACCATTCTAGTAATAGGGGGACAGCTATGCACAAGTTCCTCGAACACTATGTACTTGGAACTAACATCGTTGATCTTACAGGGATTGGACAAGAGGCGCGTCCCATGGCCGACAAAATTATTGAGGTGGGTCTTGCGCCAGTGGAAGAGTATTATGGTTCCGAGGTTACGTTACATTACCCGGGCCTATACGCAGGCCAAACAGACCTTATATGTTCGCACAATGGTATGGAAACTGTTGTTGACTTCAAGCAATCTAATCGTCCGAAAAAGAAAGAATGGATCGAAGATTATTATATGCAAATTGCGGCATACGCCATGGCCCACGACTATGTCTACGGCTCCAAGATACAACAAGGAGTTATCATGGTATGCACGCCTGACCTATATTACCAAGAATTTAAAGTAGAAGGAATAGAATTAAGGCGTTGGAAACATGCGTTTTTGAAGAGATTGGACATGTATCATGACCTAATGTTCGATGAGAAAGAAAAAACAACACCAATGAAAGAGGAGGATTTTAATGACGGATCAAACGAGGTGGGGAATACCCGAAGTACAACTAAAAAATAAGATTAAAAAACGTAGACAGGACCTTGTTGCACGGGCCATGGAGAGTGTTATCAAGATGGACGAAACAGGGATCACGGACCTTATGTTGCAGATTGAGGCAGAATATGAGCGTAAGTATGGCGATAATGTGGCAAATATAGAAAAAACAGTACTATAGTATTCTGTGACAGATTTTATTTTTTTTTTCTGTTTTGACTCGAAGATTTGCTGTCCAAGTGTACTTTTGCTCTAGAAGTGTTGGTATATATGACTTTAGGGTGGACACTTTTTGGTACACTTTTTATTTTTGGTACACTTTAAAGTGTACTATCAAATTTCGGTCCACGCGCGCGAATGTGTTTTTTTAAATAAAAAATCTGTGCTAGAATACTATAGATGAAAATTCATAAGAAGACTAAACATTTCAGAAAAAAGGCAAAGCCAATACCAGTTGAGACTCATGACTTACCTAACAATGTTAGAGTTGGGTATAAAGATATTAAAATTAGATACGTTAGACCTAATTATAAAAAATGGGAGTTAACCGATTGTTTTGGTGAGTATGACTACAGACAAAATGTTATACAAGTACAACACGATTTATGTGGACAAGAATTAGCTAACACTATCTTTCATGAAATAATGCATGCAGCAGTTCATGTTGCAGGTCTAAACCAAGAGAAAGCACCCTTAGAAAAACCAGAGTTTGAAGAGGCTGTCGTTAATCAATTAACTAACGTAATGATAGGTGTGTTTAGAGATAATGATTGGATGATTGATATGTTAAAAACTCAATTAGAAGATTCAGAAGATGCAGATTGATCTTCAACCTTTTCAGGTTCAGGAGTCACATTTATTAACTGTCCGTAATCGTCTATTATCTGTTTCATTTTTGCTTCTAGCTCTTGTTCTGATAGGTCCTCTAGTTTTCCTGTTTTTATTATCTTTCTATCTATGTATAGTCCTGCTGCTTTTCCTCTGTTTGCTTCCGCGTTCACTGCTGATGAGAATGATCCTTTTTTTAAAGCGGCCTCTCTGAGTCTAGCAAGTTCTGCAACATGACCTTCGTAAGTCACTTCATGTTTTTTTAATCTCTCTTCTTTTAGTTCACCAATATATTTTGCAACAAGTGGTGATAGTCTTGGGTTGTTTAGTTCTGATCCTTCTACTCTTGCACGTGCAGGACTGTAACCAGCAGCGATAGCCGCCTCTGATTGTGTCATTGGTCCTTCCGGTCCACCGAATACTAAAAACTCAGCGAAGCGTTGTTGCATTTCTGTTAATCTTTTTGGAACACCCATGTTGACAATTTAAGGTAACTATCCTATATTGTCAAGAATGAAAGTACATAGAAATTCACAAGAATTACAAGATATAATAGACGGGTACAAGATATTAATAGAAGAATATAAGAAACAAATCTTTGAATTAAAACAAATTGCCTCTGAAAACGAAAAGAATAAAAACTTGTTGCAAGGTTATAAAAAAGTAATAGAAGACTTATCTGCTAAGTTAAGTCAAAAAGATTCATGAGAGTACAAGATCTTCAACTGTTTCTAAATAACTTCACCAAAGGATCTGATGCTGTAAAAAATGCAGTTGTCTTTGTTGAGATTAATGGAAAACTACATGACATAAGACGAATGGAAGTACACGAAAACTCCACTCCAATTATCGGTCAACCAGGTCATAGTGCACACAGATTAGTTTTAAAAACTGAGAAACCTTCAAAGCTTATCTTACCAGATAAACTCTTGAAGGACTACTAATGCACGACAATGTTACTCTAAAAAACATATGGGACCAGAGCGTAAATTATACCAAAAAGTTAAGAAAGCTTTTGGTAGTTTTTCGCTTATTAGATTGGAAAATAATAGCTTACACGGTACTCCCGATCTATTGGGCTATAATAATTCTGGGCACTTTTTCACTATAGAATTAAAAGTAACACAGAGTAAAAAATTAAAGTTTTCACCACACCAAATTAGCTTCCATGTGAGGCATCCACACAATACTTTTATCATAGCAGAGGCCCTTGGTCCGAGCACCGCTAAACTTATTTACATGTACAGTGGATCACAGATCATGGAGCTTGACGCTTGTGGCTTGACGCTTGAACCTTTATGCTTGGGGCTTGAAGCTTGTCGCTTGAGGCTTGACGCTCTCGGCGCTTGAAGCTTGACGCTTGCTGCTTGGAGCTTGAGGCTTGTGGCCCGGATCAGACGCACGCTCGCTAGCCTCCGTCGAGGATGTGTCGCTAATGGCCTGATCCGATTTATCCCTAGGGATTCTGTAAAATTTTGGATGTTTGAAAACGTGTGTCATGATTAGTGTTTACCGTATATAACAGATTTAATATCTTTATTCCAGCAAGCTCGACAATCTTTACAAGCGCCGCCCTGATCAGGTGCTGGACAAGTCCGCTCACCTTCTTTAGTCGTGACGCCTGAGTCATGGGTCCAGGCATTCCCTGCTGGTCCATCGACTTTAGATCTTGACAGTCTAATGATTAAATTATCCGGAACATCTTCAGGTGCTGGCAGGTACTGCCGCTCTTGTGTGGGCAGCCAGTGCTTCGTGTTAGGTGTGAGCTTACACACTTCAATAATTTTTGCCATATGCTCGTGACTTTGTACATCGCCAGCATCATGCCATCTAAAATATTTTTGTTTTAAAATTTGTACAGCCATTGCCCGGGTCCATCCCTCCATCTTGATGGCGGCCAGTCTCCGGTATTGTGCAATTTTAATTGCTGGGTATCTTGTGTAATTTCCTTTTAAAGCATAGCAGCCATAGCACGGTGAAGTCTTAACCTTCCTGAGCTTCGAGCCAGTCTGGCAGGCCCACGCTGGCAGGCTATAAGATAGGCCAGGCATCTTGCTTGTTCTTGTTAATGAGTCTGTAATCTTTCTTGCTTCTTTTACTAGCATAATTCTTTCTCCTTTAGTTTATAGGATACTATAACATTATAATTTAATCGTGTCAAGCTTGCGGCTTGACGCTTGCAGCTTGCCGCTTGTTGCTTGTAGCTCGGTCCTTGATCCTCCAGCCAGCGCGCATGCTGCAGGAAGACTTGGGCCATTGCTGGCCCCGGTCGTCTACTCATTTCAAATACCCAATCTCTTTCAGGTAGTCGTAGGCATCATCCATCGTGGATCTAAAATGCTCAGTCCTGTATTCAGCTGGACAGTCTTCATCAGCCTGGCAGCACATAGCTGCCAGGTGAGCTGCAAGTATTTTTTCTTTATCAGTCATCCTTCCTGTCCTCCATATATTTTCTAGATCTCTCCTGATCTTCCTTCACCATCCGGATGATCTCTTCCAGGGCGTTAGCTACTCTGTTCAGCTGCTCACCAGCTTCGTATATTTTTATTTTACTCATAGTTTATTCCTTTCTAAATACATCCTACATTATCCCGTAATCAATGTCAAACATTATTTTATGC